GTCCCGGTAGCTGAACGCCGACCGGGTGAATTCGGCGGACTGCCGGTGCTTCTTGCTTTTGAACGCCGGGTACTTTGTGCGGCCTGCAAAGAAGTTCTTGAAGGCGGACTGCTGGTGGCGAAGGCACTGTTGCAAGGGGACGCAAGAGACCTCGTTCAGCCACGGAAACTCGCCGGAACGCTTGAGGCGGGTGAGTTCCGCATTGGCTTCCAGATACCCAACCTTCTCCTGCCGCTGGAAAAACGCATCGGTTCGCCAGCGTAGGACATGGTTGTAGACGAAGCGCGTACAGCCGAACGTCTGAGCCAGCAATAGCGCCTGTTCAGGTGTCGGGTAGAAACGGTATTTGTACGCACGGTTAGCCATGCGTCACATTTTACCTTCATCAATGTGAAGATAGCCACACCGAAACGGAGGAAGCGGGACCAGGGGCGCTCTGCGAGCGCCGCGCTATCCCTCCCCGGACTAGAAGTCCGGGGTTTCCCGCGCAAATCAGATGAAGTCTAGGTGGTAAAAAGGTGGTAATAGCCTTCATTTGTACATTATAAGCTGTTGAATATAAATATTTTTTCTATATATCTGTCCAATCCATCATCGGCGCGACACAGAACCTTCTTGATGGCTCAGGGCGCGTATTTACTGGCATTGATACGGTTTTAGAGGTGTTCACAGCGCTGCGTATTTCCGGGTGTTTTTGGGTGTTTCCGGGTGTTTTTTAAAGGTCGGTGGTAAAATTTACCACCTGAAAAGTAAGATTTACCACTGACCTCTAAGAGACTGCCAGCATGGCTACCATCCGTACTCGGAAGAACAAGGACGGCTCCGTGATGTACACCGCGCAGATCAGAATCAAGCGCGATGGAGTCCAAGTCTATCAGGAGTCCGCATCCTTCAGTCGGCGCAAGGTCGCAGAGGCGTGGGCAAAGCGTCGTGAGACTGAGCTAAGCGAACCTGGTGCGATCGAGCGGGAGCAGCGTGGGGGAGGCGTCACGCTCGCGGAAATGATCGAGCGCTATATCGATGAACGTGATCCGTCGCGCCCGTTCGGCAAGACTAAAGAAGCGACGTTGCGCGCTGTGGCCGCCAGCTATCTGGGCGGGCTGCTCGAGCGGGAGCTTACAAGCCAGGCGCTGGTCGACTATGCACTGTGGCGCATGGGTGATGAGGGCGGTGGTGTGCAGCCGCAAACGGCTGGAAATGACCTGTCGCACATCGGTGCAGTACTGGCGATTGCCAAGCCGGCATGGGGGTACGAAGTCGATGGCGGTGCGATGGCCGATGCACGGCGGGTGATCAAGAAACTGGGCTACAACACAAAGTCTCGCGAACGAGACCGACGCCCAACGCTTAGTGAGCTGGATGCACTGCTGCAGCAGTTCGTTGCTGTGCAGGAAGCGCGACCGACCAGTCTGGCCATGGCAAAAATCATGGTCTTCGCATTGTTTTCAACGCGCCGGCAGGAAGAGATCGTTCGTATCCGCTGGGATGATCTTGACGAGGCCCGGCAGCGGGTCCTAGTGCGCGATATGAAAAATCCCGGCGACAAGTGGGGAAACGATGTCTGGTGCTACCTACCCGACGAGGCATGGGCGGTCGTGAAGAGCATGCCGCGCGTCTACCCGGAGATTTTTCCGTTTACTTCCGATGCTATCCAGGGGGCTTGGGGGAGAGCCTGTAAGATCCGTGGTATCGAGGATCTGCACTTTCACGATCTGCGCCACGAGGGTGTCAGCCGGCTTTTCGAGATGGGTTGGGATATTCCGAAGGCCGCCAGTGTCAGCGGCCACCGGAACTGGACATCACTGAAGCGGTATACGCACCTGCACGATGATGGTGATCGGTACGCGGGGTGGGAGTGGTTACCGAAGGTCGTAGCCATGCCGACGGCCTTCGGTGGTTGGGTTGATCGGCGGAAGCGATCAAGCGCGTCGGCGGTTTAAGGTTTCACATTCGCGAATAGCTGTGGCGCGCTTGGCATCGATGTATGCTGCCAAGTCGGTCAAGTGGATGCCCTTTGCGGTCTTCTGACCGCCTTCCATGCGCACAATCGGCAAACAAATCTGTCCGGCAAGGGCCTTGCGCTGAAACTGGTCAACGGTCAGATTGAAGTAGTCCCTACTGACTCGCTCAAGAGGGATGATCGCTTGGCCGTTATACTGAGCCATCAGTATGAATGCGGTATTCATCGCTTCCCTCCCTTCCTGCTTTTTTTCTTCCCGCCATGCGCTGTAGCTCTCCAGCTGACGAATGTGGCGACGTTTCCCACTTCGTCGCCTATCTCGCCGATTGTGTGGTTCATGACTGCGCGCAGCTCTTCGAATGTTGCGCGCTGGATTGTCTTTTCACCTTGTACAACAGTGCGGCCGTCCGGGGTTTTGACGACGTAGTCAGCGTGCCAGCGCATAGGTTTTTTGGGGATGCCGCCGGTGACCTTGGCCTGCTCGTTGGGCATTTCTGTGCTGTAGAAGATTGAGCATGTCATGCCGCAGCCCTCAGTGCCTCCATGATTTTCATCCCCGCGAGCGGTGGGACAGCGTTTCCGGCCAGGTGAACGGTCAGCCGGTGATTCTGCGGGCGTAGGGTTCCGTCCGGGAATGACATGGCGCGCAGCGTTTCGTCGGCGGTGAGCATGCGCATGCGGTCGCCGTCCACCACAGCCCAGCGGTCGCGGGTGGTGATTGTGCCGATCGGGCGCCGCAGGTCACGTCCGGATCTGGTGTTTCCGTAATAGGAGAAGACGAAGCGCTCGCCATGGTGGCGGCGGCCGTTTTCGATTCTGGCGAGGGTGGCCGTTGCCCGGCCTGGTTTTTCGACCAGCGACCAGCTGCCGGATGAGAAGTCGATGAAGCTATCAGCGGCGACGTGCTCACGTTTTGGCAGCGACAGGAACAGCGGTGCGCGGCTTCGGGTGCAGATCAGGAACAGGCGTTCGCGGTTCTGCGGCACGCCAAAATCGGCGCAGTCCACAACGTGCGGCGCGATCTGGTAGCCAAGCGAGCGCATGGCCTGTTCCCAGGCCGGGTAGAGCGCCCAGCGTGTGAACTCGTGGACGTTCTCGACCAGGGCCGCCTCGGGACGGTGGAACTCCAGCGCGGAAACTACAGCCCAGGCAGTCGAGCGAGAGGCGTCATGCTGTGGATTGCCGATGCCCTTGCCGCGCGCCTTGCTGTGGCCCTGACAGCAGGGAGAGGCCAGCAGCAGATCATGCGGCGGTACGGTAGACCAGTCGGCCTGGTGTAGGTCTTGGCAGGCGTGGTCCGTCTCGGGATGATTTGCGCTGTGCCACTCGACGGCCGACGGCCAGTGGTTGGCAGCCCACAGGACGCTGACGCCAGCCATGCGGGCACCAGTAGACCAGCCGCCAAGCCCGGAGAAGAGATCGACGGCGGTGATCATTGGCCGGCCTCCAGCATTTCGCGAAGGCGTTGCTTTTCCTCTTCTGCGTGCTCCAGGCCGTTGCCTGTGTCGAACTGTCCGCCGATCAGTGACCATGCGCTGGCGAATACCACCACCTGTTCCATGACCTTATCGATCCATGCTTCATGCATGATTTGCGTAACCCATGCTTCATACTGATCGGGATGTGCAGGCGCGGCAGTGTCGGTATCGACATGGTCTGTAGCGTCCATGAACTCGATTTCCGCTAGGATCAGGTCGCAGGCGCTTACGAGCTTTTCGCGATTTCCAGCACTGAGCTCTTCCTGAGATAGCCATGCACTGAAGTCGAGGTCAGGAGGAACTGGGATGATTCCGGATACCTCAATGAGCAGAAGCGCCGCAGAATCGATAATGCAGCTATCTGGGCCGCAGTCTTCGTATACATCCAGCCATTCCTGACGATTCGCTCTGTGCGCGCCAAGCACGTCGATTATCGCCTTGCTTTGCTGCGTAGGCTGGCTCGATGTTGAGAGCAGGCGGTCAAGGTCATTAATCGCAATTACTAGCTGGGAAAAATCGCCTGCGCTAGGCGTATCAATCTTGGCTCCATGGAGCAGATGAAGGAGATCGGCAGCACGGGAGCGCAATGCAAAATCCGGAGCTGGCTGCTTCAACTGCTCGATGGCATCAATGAACTCGTCGACTCCGCCGGCCTGTTCTTCGCCTGGAATGCCAAGCGCTTCGCCGATCGCTACGATGTCGCGGGTCATGTCCATGATCCTGCTGGCATCGGTAGTGCGAGCTTCATTAAGACGCTGCAGGTCGCTGATCATGTCAGCTACGACCTCGGGATCTGCCTTGCAGTAGAACTCTTGCAGATTCCGCTCATGCTCACTTTCATCGGCGCAGCGTTCGATTGCGCATGCCTCAGCTAGCCGCTTCAACTCGCTCAGGTCAGTCATACCTTGCTCCCTGCATCGACGATCTTGATCTCTCCTGCTGCGATTTCGAGCAGTATTTCCGGCGCGTCTGCGGAGATGTTGGCTATCACGTTCCTCGTCTTGATCATGTGATGCATGTCGAGGGCCTTGATCAGTTGCTTGGCCTCATGGCGTGCATCGTGTAGCGCATGGTGCTTGATGCCTTCGAACTCGCCGACGTTCTTCGCCGCCGGGTAGAGGGCGAGCAGGGTGCGCAGGTCGCGGTCGTTACGGAAGTGCCATGGCAAGGGCTGGTCGACTGCTTCGTGGCTGCTGCGCAGGATGACGTTGTCGAAGCTGCTGCCATTTCCCCAGACGATGGCTTCATCCGGCGTCGCATGGGGCTTCATCCAGTCGTAGAGCGCGGTCAAGGCGAGGGGTAGAGGGCAGGCGGTCTTGGTGTCGCTGACCTCGCGGCGTGCTTCTTCGCTTTGCTGCATCCACCACTGGATCGTTGAGGCATCCGGCTCAAGTTCCCAGGACATCGAGGATTCGAGCGAAACGCGGATGTAGAACTGGTCGACGATCTCTCCCTTGGCAACGCATACGGCGCCGATCGAGGCGATAGGGGCGCGTGGGCCGTTGCCCATGGTTTCCAGGTCAATGACGAAGTGGGTGGCGTTGATCATGCTGCGGCCTCCTGCGTGTCCTGGTCCAGCGTGGCGGCGATGTCATGCAGTTGATCGGAGAGGATGCTGGCATGGCGAGCCTTGGTTGTGGCGCCCATGGATTTCCAAGTTGAGGCGGTGGTTTCGAGGAAGTTGGCGGATTGGCGCAGTGTTGTGGCATTTCCGGCGTTCAGTGATTTCACGGCATCGAGGCGCAGGGTCAGCTCCTCGATGGCTTCGGCGGCGTTGCGGCGGTCGGCGTTGCGGTCGTCTTGCGTGCGGCGCAGTTCGGCCTGGGTGGCGGTGAGGATGCGTTCGGCGCTGGTGAGGCGCTGGGCGGTTTCGCGTAGTTCTTCCTCAAGCGTTTCCTTGGCAGCGTCGCTGCGACGCGTGTACGCAAAATAGGATCCGTCTCTGCGTCCGATGAAGTATCCGGCGGTAATAGATACGGCCATCATGATGATGGAGAGGGTTAAGCAGATGTCGATCAGGTCGTTGGAATCAGTAGGGACCATATGCTGTGCTCCTGTGTCCGCCGCCGGCGGTGTGGTGGGGCCGGCGGCGGATATTGGCTGGTGTTACTTGCCTGGGTTGAAGGTGCCGAGAGTTATGGTGGAGGCCTCGCAGAGCTCTCTGATCAGGACGAACTTGAACTCCTGGGCGATCTCTTCGCGGGTCTGTTCCTCGCTGACCCAGCGGGGCTTGAGGGTGGGTTTTTCGCCGGTGATGATCGACAGGCGCAGGATGAAGGTACGGCGCTCGAGGCCTTCATAGGGTTTGCAGCTGAAGAGCAGGGCGTAGGGCATGGCGTCCTGGCTGCGCGCCTCGATGGCGTCCATGGCGCTGCGCTGTGCGGAGAAGTTCGCCTCGACGTGGGTGCGCTCGCTGGCCGCTTTGATGGTGATGTTGCGGACGGCGGCGATGGCCTGAACGGCGCTCATCGGCTGGCCTTCTTCGTTTTCGGCCTCGATGTAGGCGTGCCAGTCTTCCATCCATTCGGCCAGCGCCTTCTGGCTGAGCTGCTCGCCGGCGATCGCCTGCAGGGCGGAGTAGGCGGCGGTGGGCTTGAGGGTCAGGGTGGCGGTGTCGTCGGCGTGGCCGGGAGTGGTTTCATCGCCGAGGTTGAAGAACACGACGCAGCGCATGGCGTCCTGGTCGACGAAGCCCTTGGCGATATCGATGCCGCGGCGTTCGATCACATAGCAGGAGAAGTCGACCAGGCTGGCAGTGCTCAGGGCGCCGCGAAAGCGGGAGCGGCCGTTCTGGAATTTCTCCATGTCGAGCAGTTTGAAGGAGTCCGGAACGATGGCCACCGGGGTATCGGTGTCCGGGGTATTGCCGCCGGCCATGACGGCGTTGTCGATGATGAGCTGCAGGGCTTCTTTGCTGAGGGACATGCTGGTTTCCTTGTGGTGGTATCGCTGTGCGTGTGGTGGTGGTGATTAGCGCGGAACGACCTGGGCCTGCTCGCGGTTGAAGAGCTGGGCGGTCGGGTCGGTCTGGAACAGTTCGAGGCCGTTGGCGGTGACGTACATCGGGGTGTCGAGGGTGGTGTCCTCGCGGCGCTTGCCGCGCTTGGTCGGCTCGACGTAATCCAGGGTGTGGGTGATGGCGACCTGGTTGCTCTCGCCGATGCGCTTCATCTTGAACTTGAGGGTGACTTCGCCCTGTTTGTTGTGCTCGACGACGCCGGAGGCGACGTCTGACAGGGCGCGGCCAAGCTGCTGGGCGAAGACGCCAGCATTGAGGTTGTTGAAAAACTCGCTGGTATCGGTGGGTTTCATGGTGCTGTGCTCCTGTGGTTGTCAGGCCGCGGTGGCGGCGTTTTCTTCGGCCCGGTCGAGGAAGTCGGCCAGGTGGCTTAGGTAGACGATATTCGGGGCGTTGCGGCTGTCGCCGAGGCGGCTGATCTGGATGTCGATGCGCCCTTTGCGGATCGCACGGCGCAAGGCATCCAGCGAGCCGAGATGTGTCAGGTGCTCCTGCAACAGCTGGTCGACGGTGATGTAGTTGCAGCGGTAGCGCTGGCGGAGCAGTTGCAGGGTGGTCTCCCCGCGCCCCTCTGGTGTGCGTGCCGTGCTTTTCCGGGTGGTGCCGGTCATCTTCTACGTTTCTCCCTGCTGGGGTGGTTCCAGGCGATGAGCAGGTGGCGTTTCACCAGCTCCTGCCATTCCTGCGGTACGTCGGCGAGTGCGGCGGCGCGCGCCTCGCGGGTGGGTAGCTGCAGGATCTGCTGGGCGTATTCACGCGGCCGCATCGGGTGGCGGCATGCGGGTGATCGGGATACCAAATTGCTGGGCAATCCACTCGACGCCGGCCTCGGTGACCATGACCACGCCGTAGCTGGTCCAGCCGTTGATGCTGGGATTCCAGCGCGAGCGGGTGTCGACGAAGAAGCGGCCTTTTTCGCGGTGAGCGCAGGTCAGGTTGCCGGTGTGGTCGAGCACGCCAAGGTCGCGCAGGCGACGGCGCATCTTGCGTGGTCCGATTCCGAGCAGGGCGGCCGTAGCGGCGGTGGTGCGGTGCATGGCGAACTCCCTAGGCGGCAGTGCCGCCAGTGGCGGCGGCGTGGGGGAGGCGCTGTTGCAGGGTAGGTGTCTTGGCGTTGCCGACGATCACCAGCAGGCCGGTACGGCGCTGGATGTTGGCGATGATCGACGGATTGTAGGCCGCTGCCGGGTGTAGGTAGACCGGGCAGCGGGGGGGGTGTGACGTGCTTTTGCTGTGCATGGTGAGTGCTCCATACCGTGGTGGGTATGGAGGGGTAAATTAGTCCAGCAAATTTTTATCGTCAATAGATCATCGAATAAAATCAGTCTTTCTGAATATTTTGATTAGCTGTTCGATTAGAGGTCGACG